CAGGAAAACCGCCCGCAGAGCCTACGAAGATACACCATCGAAGCGCCAGAAGCGCGGTCCTTCAGCATATAACAAGAGGTATGCAACTGCTTACAAGCGTCTGAAGAAGAAGCATCCTCGCAGTTCCTTTGCTGCATTAGCTAAGAAAGCACATCGGGAGGCTAGGAAGTAATGACTCTTGAAGGCCCGCGCATACTAGACAAGCCATTACCCGGTGTCACCATAACCATTCAACCAGATACGCCTCACTACACAATGGAGCACGGGCCGTGGGATGCACTAAGCAATACTTGTTTCACTAGAAGAGATTATTTCGACTTGTCTGGTTATACTCTTGATGATCTAACTTGCTTCATTCAAGCGGTAGATGTTCAAGAAGGATTCACCGCACATGGAAATGTAGGTTACGCGTGGATCGTGGATCTAATCACCACAGAGTTCGTTGATGATGCTTCTATTCTAGCGATGGTCGGGAATTTCACTGGAGATGCTCCGGGCTTCCCGGAATCAACTTATGATATGAGCCAAGTCTCCTATGGCCGATGTCGGACTTTCAAAGGCCAGACTATCGCAAGCGTTCCAATCGCAACTCTCTACCAGACAGGGACAACCAACTTCGGCACTAACCAAGCCACAACCGGACATAAACTCTACATCACCAGAGTATTGGCTTTTACAGGACTAGCAACTGAGTTCATTTCGGTGCCCCCTTCTAACTTTGTAGTGGCAGCAGTAGTAGCGAAGGAAAAGGAATTGCCTTACATGATGAGGCAGAAGCGCTCTTACGAAATAGCAACGGGGCCTTGAATGCGTTTCGGCACAAGATGGCAAAGAGTGCAATCTTATGCCACTGTGGGTGCTTGGTTCAATGCAGCCTATCTTGATGATGACCAATTCACCTTTGAGGATGTCGACGAAACTCTATTCGCTGGGGTATGGCTCGGACTCATCTGGTCCCCACAGATTGCCCTAGCCATCGGAGTATCTACAACCCCTCTGAATATAGTTGAAGGTGCTGCCCTAGCAGGGCTCGGCGTTTCGTTCGCTATTGGTGGAGTGGAAGGTGCTGAAACCTATGTGGATTATATTACCGATCCCGTAGATATAATCAAGAATTCAGAGAAGGCCGAATCACTAATGCAGGCTCATCGGATAATGCAGGCTGGTCTAACTCTAGGCGGGAGTGAAGTAGTCAGAGCGGGCATCGAGGCCATAGGAGAATACTCTGAAGAGTTATTCAAGAATCGTTATCTGACTGGGCCCGCGCTTCCATTCTGATCTTAGCCAGTTTCTTCCGCTCAAACTCTAGATGCCCTCGATAGTCTGGGCTATCTTGAGCAGTCAAATGAATGATTTGTCTTTTGAGTGCTTGAATTCTGTCCTCTGCGTTAATCAGTTTGTCATAGAGGTTGCCATGAGTTTCGATAAGAAGCCGTATGGCGTGACTCACGTTCATGCCAGCATCCTCCTTTTCCTTTATCCACGCAAATGCCCCCCCATCGAGGGGAACTCTGAAGTTAAATGCTGGAGAGTTCATTCATCCATCTCCTTCTTTTCTAATCTCCCTTTAGTGATGGATGCTACCTCTTTTAATTGCCAAACCTTGCGACATTGTTTCTTTAAACAAAACCATTGATATCGTTGCATCGATGATTGCATCATCTGCTTTCCGCAATCACACTTCATAGGCTCATCTCACTTATCTTAAGCAAACGCTCAAGGGCGGTTGCTATTCGGTCTAGGTGCAGGGCTAGGATGTTTCTGGTCGATGTTTCTTCGTCCATGTACCGGCTAAACTACTCGGCTATATCAATTGTGTTGTACATACGCCCCTTTTCTGAGCAGATACCCCCTACTACTTCATAGACAAAGCCCCTATGCCGCTTCGCATGCGCTGGCTGTATCCGGCGCTTGGCGGGCTTTATCGGGCGCCGCATGCGAGTGAACCCACTCCGTGGTGGGAAGATTCTACTGCAGTGCGGAGGACGATCCCTTACACTGACTTTTCCGGTTTCCAGTAAATTATTTGGATCTCGAGCGCCAGATTTTACCAGAAAAGGGTAATAAGGTGCCGAGATGTGGAAAGAAACATGGCGACAGCAAAGACAGGCAGTTTTTATCTAACTGAAACGATAACCTTACCCACGGCTTCAGGGATTGGGACTAGAGTCCAAGGCACGATTGATCTTGGAGCATATGTGAATGTGCCAACCGGTCAAGCAATAGCAATCGAATCCACGGATTTCGTCTTTCAATATGGAGCAGCCTACTCAGGAGCAGGTTCAGGCCTGCTCGCTGGTAATGGTTCGCTTGGTGTTCAACTCAGCGATCTAAACCCGGGAACAGTATTTGTGCGAGCAGATGACCAAAGTCTGATATCATCTGGTACTCTGAACATAGATGATGTCAATAACATTACTTCAAATCTTACTGATTTCTATCCGGATAATCACGGGCCCAGTAATCTATCAGAGGCTTTTTTGGTGGTTAATGATTCTCTTTACTTGGTAGGCGGCAACAACATCGCCGCCATTGCTGGGAATGATGTGTATATTACTGTGAGAATTAAGTGTCGAGTGGTCAAACTCAGCACAAAAGACTGGATGGCAATAGCGATCCAGAGTACGGCTAGCGACAATTGAGGGAATTAAATGCCTCGATACTGTCCTCGATGCGGTGAAACCCTACACACTGATGGAACAACGAAGGGCGAGGTCAGGAAAACCGCCCGCAGAGCCTACGAAGATACACCATCGAAGCGCCAGAAGCGCGGTCCTTCAGCATATAACAAGAGGTATGCAACTGCTTACAAGCGTCTGAAGAAGAAGCATCCTCGCAGTTCCTTTGCTGCATTAGCTAA